AGATATTCGCAAGGAAATTATAATACAACAATTAATGTTCCTGCTTGTATCGATACAGAAATTTTACAGAAAGATTTTTTATTAGATATTGTTCAACGATTTAATCTTGTTATAGTATCAGACCCTGATGACCCTGAAAACCTAATTATAGAGCCTTACAACGATTATTTAGCAGATGGTGAAATAAAGCATTGGACAGATAAATTAGATACGTCTAAAGAAATTTTAGTAAGAGATACAACATCACTACAGAAAAAGACAATACATCTAACCGACCAAGAAGATGAAGATTTATTAAACAAAGCGTTTAAAGAAACTGAACCTGATGTAAATGTGTATGGACACTATAAAAGGGTAGATGATACAAATGTTTTTGCTACAGGAGAATTGAAGAACGAATCTATATTTTCGCCATATATAAATCAAAGAGTATTTAAAGGTGATGGAACAGCAGATACAGATTTACCTAATATGACTGTTCAATATGAGTATTCTTTTAATGATGACAACGAGGTTGAAAACCCTAAAACAAAACCGAAATTATTTTATTATTGTGGAACAGCGACAACAGTAAAAAGTGGTAATGATGATACTGTTACTTATCATATGCACAACCAAGTAGAAGCATTAAATGAAATAACAGCATATAGTTTTACAACCTATCCTGTTTGCACACCTTTCGATATAACGCCAAGTAGTAACGCTTATACATTAACATCAGCAAACAAATCATTATATTGGAACGCTAACCCGCCTGTCGTTGGAGATTTAAATGTATTTAATTGGTCTACTGATAACGGCACGTGGTTTGATAACACCTTATATGGTTTATATTGGAAGAAATATTTAGATAGCATATACGATACTGATGCACGTATAATGGAATGTCATATAAATTTAGACCAAGTAGATATTTATAATTTTAAATTCAATGATGAGATTTTTATTAAAGATACTTATTGGAGAATTTTAGAAATAAAGAATTATGAAGTAGGTGCAAAATCTTCTACAAAAGTTGTATTGTTAAAAGTTGTAGATACTCTTATTCCTTGTGTGAATTGTAGCTATGTAGTAGGTGAAGATGCAAACGGAAATAATTTATATAACGATTATGTGTATTATTGGTGTCCTGATAGTAATCCTGGTTGTACACCTGACGTTTCAGGATTGCCAATGACAGGCATATTAACAACTCAAGATTGTTGTGAATGTAATGGTGGAATGTCTTTAACTAATATCACTTTCGCAACAGGTCTTTATCCTTGCGTTGCAAATGCAGGTAGTTTGCCTGTTAATTTAAAGAGTATGCTTGGCTTACGTTCTATATTATCACAAGGACAAATGAAGTCGATAATATATGATAAATTGCGTAGTCAAAACAAGCATCTTGTAATAGGTTCAGATAATGGCAAATTCCAAAACAATATACTTCCTGCTTATGCTGATGATATGGTTATTAAATATAAAACCACGCAAAAAGGTGTTCCAAGATTACAAGGAGAAATGCACAGAATAGTGGCAACAGGATATACAGAAGGAAATACAAGGGGTTATGCTTACCCTGCAGGAACTGAATATAGCATTAAGCCATTTGTTCCTGCTAATTCAAATATGATTATTAGAATCACAGGAACGGCAACAGTAATAGGCGGAACAAGTGGAACATACACAGTTGGAACAACAGAAGGTTTTTCTTGGTATACAGCGTTTAAAAATGTAAATGGAACAATCACACAATTAAGCACAGCAGGGGGTCAGCAAGAGTTTAGTATTAGAGAGGGTGCAAATCCAACAACTTGCACATTATATATAACAACCTCAAATGGACAACTGCAGTTTGGATTAGACGATAGTCAAACAGATACTAAAAGAATATGGTCTTTAACTATTGATTTAGCAGTTCAGCGATTACCGAACCTTGCTATTCCTTATGGTGAAAATTGGGCTATATTCCAGAACGGAAGCAATATACAATTTATGAACTATGATTTTATGTTATGGAATTAAGAAAATATATAGAAACAATGGCAAAAACAATGATACCACTAATAGACCACATTCAATTAGTGGATTATAAAGACAAAGAGTTAGATTTTGTTTATGGTATGGAACAATACCACACAAGTTTTAGAAGAATGTTTAAAGAAATAAAAAGAATACTATGGCGATAGATAAAACAATTAATTTAAATGTAGATACAGGCAACTCTAAAAAAGACGTAGATGGTGTTAATAGTGCATTAGGCAAAACAGGTGGTTCTGCAGGTGGTGCTAAAAAGGGTTTAAAAGGACTTTCAGGTGGTTTTAAAGGTCTTGGAACTGCTATGAAAGCAATGGGTATAATTGCTATTATATCACATTTTAAGAAACTAAAAGAAATATTTACAGGAAACATAGAAACAGCAAGAAGATTAGAACGTATAGGTGCTAAATTATCTGCTATGTTTGATGTTGTTAGAGATGCTGCTGAACCTTTGTTTATAGCATTATTAGACGGATTTAAAAACCCAAAACAAGCTATTATAGATTTAGCTACAGCATTAAGAGAAAATTTAGTAAACAGAATAAAAGGATTAATAGATAGTTTCGGTGCATTAGGTAAAGTTATAAAGGGCGTGTTCAAGCGTGATTTAGATATGATTAAAGAAGGTGCTGCTGAAGCTAAAGAGGGTATGCTACAACTAACTTTTGGAATGGACCAAACAGCAAGGTCAGATGCTTGGGATAAAACTAAAAAGAAGTTCAAGGAGATTACGGAAGAAATGAAGAAAGAAGGTGATGAAGCTATGCGACTAACAGGCATAATGCAAGAAGTTAGAGATGAGGAACGTGAGATGCTATTAATTAGAGCAAAGGCAAATCAACAAATTGCTGAATCAAGATTACTAGCAGAAGATGACACTAAAGGGAACGAGGAAAGATTAAAAGCGCTTAAAGCTGCTGTAGCAGAAGAAAAAAGAGTAGCGGAAATAGAAATGGAAACCGCAGAGAAGAAGGCGAAAGCTATGCAAGATTTGATTGACTTGGGTAAATCGGGTGAAGATGAAATACAGGCATTAGCAGAAGCAAATGCAAGAGTCATAGACTTACAAACAGCTTCTACATTAAGGCAAAAAAGAGTTGCCGCTGAAGTTGGGGTGTTTGAAGCAAAAGTAAAGAAGGAAAAAGCAGATGCAATAAAAGAAGAAATAGCATTAGAAGAACAACTTGCAATAGCTAAAGAAAAGGGTGTTAAGGTGACGGAAGAAATGGGTAGTAAACAAGTAAAAGCATTAATAAAAAGAAGTGATGAAGAATTAAAAATAGAGCAAAAATTACAAGATGCTAAACAGAAAGCTATTTCAGGTGCTGTAAAAAGTATTGCTAATCTAATTGGTAAAGACACTAAAGCAGGTAAAACATTAGCTGTAGGTCAAGCGATTATAGATACTTATGTAGGTGCAAATAAAGCATTGGCACAAGGTGGTATATTAGGTTTTGCGGGTGCTGCGGGAATTATTGCTTCGGGTTTGGCTAATGTTAAAACTATACTATCTACGGATGTTGGTGATGGTGGTGGTGGTGATGCCGCACCTGCTGCTTCAGGCGGACAAGCACAAGGAATAGATACATCTCAACTTATACCTAATATGGAAACTATTATTCCTGCGGGTGCTAATGGCATACAACCTGTACAAGCGTATGTAGTAGAAACTGATATTAGCGATAGTCAAGCATTACAAGAAGAATTAGATATTCAAGCTACTTTATAAACAAAATAGACAACTTTATATTTATTAGTGTTATGGGTAAAAAAAGAAAACTAATAGAACTAATCATAGATGAAACTGCAGACCACTTTGGTGTAGACGCAATATCAGTTGTTAAATTTCCAGCGATAGAAGAAAACTTTGTTTTTTTTAATAATGATTTTTTATCACTTGCAAAAGCAGATGACGAAAAGAAACAGCTAATAGGTGCTATCCTTATTCCTGATAAAAAAATTCCAAGATTAGATAAAGATACAAACGAAGAATATGATGTGTTCTTTACTAAAGAAACAATTAAACACGCACAGAAGCTGTTTATGTCGAGTTTAAACAACAATAACCACACGCTTGAACATAAAGAACCAATACAAGGTTTAACTGTTGTAGAATCGTGGATTAAAGAAGATAAGAAATACGATAAATCTAATATGTATGGTTTTGGCGAATTACCTATTGGAACTTGGTTCGTTCAAGTAAGTGCTGAAAATAATCCTGAAATATGGGATGCTATCAAGAATAAAGAAGTTAGAGGATTTAGTATAGAAGGATATTTCACAGACAAGCTAATTGAAGCGTCAAGAAAGAAAGATATATTAGATGAAGTGTGTTTAGATTGTCCTGATGAAGTAATGATGGGTAAAATCAAAGACGTTATTTTACAAAACGAATTGCAACCTGTCGGTGCGTTAGATGGTGAGCCATTATTTAGAACTAAAGAAGAAGCTGAATTATATGCTGAAATGTTTAAAGGATGTTCAGGTTCACACGCTCATTTAGTAGATGGCGTTAAATTATATATGCCTTGTGATGACCACGCTACAGCTACAACAAAAGAAGTTGAATATACTAAATCGGGCAAGAAAAAACGCAAAAGAAAATACAAGATGTTAGAATATGTTGCTTATGCAAAACGTAAAGCTATGTTAAAGTATTCTTGGAATCAATGTATGAAAGACCAAATGCAAGAATATGGCAACGAAGAAGTAGCTGCTAAAGTATGTGCTGCTATCAAAAATAGGACTGTAAACTACTAAAGAAATAAACAATTTTAACACCTTTATATTTATTAATGTTATGGGAACACTTGAAAAAATCTTAAATATCTTAAAAATGAAAAATCAACCAAAATCTTATAGCGTAAAATTCTACGCTGAAATGAAATTAGACGATGGTCGTGTAGTTGCTACAGAAGATGAGCAATTTATGATTGGGTCTAAAGTATTTGCTGTAGGTGATGATGGCGAAGCTGAGGCATTAACAGCGGGAACATACACTATGGAAAATGGTAATAAATTAACAATAGGCGATAAATCTGAAATCTTAGATTTAGGCGAAGAAGAAGAATCAGTAGAAGAAGAAAGTAAAGAAGAAGTTGAAGCGTCAGCAGAACTATCTGAAGAAACTAACGAAGAAGAAACTGAATTAGCTGAAGAAGCTGATGTTGCTGATTGGGAAGGTATGGAAAAAAGAATTAAAAATTTAGAAGATGCTGTAGCTGATTTAAAAGCTGATAAAGTAGAAGCATCTGCTGAAGAATTATCTGAAGAAGATTCTAAAACAGAAATGAGTTCTGAAGTTATGGGTGAACTTATGACACAAATAGAAGAACTTAAAGGGAAAATAGTTGAATTAAGTGGCGAACCTGCTACAGAGGGTTTAAAATACAATCCTGAAGGCGATAACTTTAATTCTACTATTGATTTAGCGAAACTGTCTACAAGTGAAAGGACAGCATATTACATTAACAATAAATAAATTTAAAAATGGCGAATAAAATTCAATTATCAAAAAGACGCGAATTTGACATTACTGTAAACGGCGATACGTATGCAGGTGTTCACGCGATGCCTTATGTGACTGCTGCCTTGAGAAGTCCTGACACAGTTGCTAAGGGTTATGTTAGAACAATGGATGGTTTAACAAAAAGTGCGGTTATCAACAATATTGCTTGTGCAAATCCTATTGTTGCTGCTGCTTGTAGTTTTTCTTCAGGAAATGACACATCAACAAGTGAGCAAGTTTTAACACTTACTGATTTAAAAGTAAATGAAGAAATTTGTAGAGGAACAATTTTCCCAACTTGGATGGGTCAAGGAATGGATAGAAACGGAAACTTACCACAAGAGTTTTCTGATTTCTTATTACAAGTTGTTGCAGGAAAAGCTGCTGCTCAATTAGAAATCGGAATATGGCAAGGTGCTGCTCCATTTGGAGTTGGTTTCTTATCTGACGATGGAACACAAGACGAAGCAGGTGCAGACGCTTCTGCTTGTAAAGACTTTAGCGAAGTAGATTTTGCTGATGCTTTAGCTGCTAGTGATATATTAACTGACATGGCTTCTGTTTATAACAAAGCTGCATCTGATATTTCAGGTATATTAACTAAGCCTGGTGTTGGTTTCTATATGAACAACAAAACTTATGGTTTCTATATTCAAGCATTAGCTTCTGCGGGTTCTAATCAAGGACAAATCTCAGGATTAGGTTTTGATTCAAAATCTGATAGTGCTACTTACTTTGGTTATCCAATATACAGATGTCCTGGTATGTTCAATGATACTATTCTTTTCACTTATCCTGAAAATTTAGTATTTGGAACTAACCTTGCTACTGATTGGACTGAAGCGAGATTAATCCCGACTTACGAATATGATGGTTCTGACAATGTAAGAGTTGTTATGAATTTCGCTGTTGGCGTACAGACGGCGGTCGCAAGTGACGGTGTGTACGGTTCAACTGTTTGGACTTAATAGATACTTTAAATGGGGAGTTGCAATATACTCCCCTTTTATTAACTTTTAATAATAAATAATTATGGCTTGTGATATTACAAGAGGACGATTAATAGATTGTAAAGACCAAATCGGTGGACTTAAAGCTATTTATATTTGTAAAACATACAATAACAATATTAGTGCTGTTGCTACCATAAATACTACTGAAATGACTACAGCAGGATTTGCTACTTGGTCAGGTGCTACAGGTAGTGCTACTACAGTATTCAAATATGATTTAGTGCCTAATTTATCAAGTATGACAGTTACTATCAACGCAGACAATGCTAACGGAACTACATTTTTCACACAAGCATTATCTGTAACGCTACAAAAGATAGACCACGATATGACTAATGAGTTAAGACTTATGGCATATTCTCGCGCGCAGATTTTTGTACAAGATACTAACGACAATGTGTTTTTATTAGGTATTGATAATGGTTGTCACGTTTCAGGCGGAACTGTTGTTACAGGTGCTGCTAAGGGCGATATGACAGGATATACGATAGAATGGACTGCAGAAGAAAAGAACGCTTTAATACAGCTTCCTGCAAGTTCTGGCCCTGCTACTACTGACTATCCATTTGATGGATTATCAGATGCAGATGCTGCTTTAACTATTACAGTAGGAACTTAATCGTTACTCAATATATAAATAAAAGAGGGGTTTAATTACCCCTTTTTTTGTACACTAAAAAACAATAACTAAACTTTTATATTTATAATAAAACACTATGGCTTGGAAACTTAAAAAAGAATGGGAAGGTAAAAGAATTGACACGCTTAATACACCATTAGACGAACTAACACAAAAGCAAATAGCAGGACTTAATGAAAGCGTTAGAAATGCTTTATTTGTAGAAGAAAAACCTAAAAAGAAAAAGAAAGATGATAGAGTTGAAGGCTAAATATGAAGGTGTGTTTTTACATTGTCTAACTAATGACTACTTAATAATACTAAAAGAACAGCAACCTGATTTGTTTTATAAATATTTTGAAGAAAAATGATACAATTTACAAGAGATAAAACATCTGCAACTTCTAATATCACGTATATTAACTTATATGATGAAATGACTAATTCAACCTATAAGCCATTAGTCAAGGTTACAAGTCAGCTAACAGGCAAAGAAAAGTATTTTATACCAACGACATCTTATTCAAATAAAGACAGGTATGTTCAACTAATAACATTTGTCACAACAACTGTAGATAATGACGCGCCTCTTTTGGGTGTTATTTTTTTAGGTAGTACCGATTATCCATTAGGATTTTATGATGTTGTAATATATCAAAATTCTTCAAACTCTAATTTAGACCCATCAGGATTAACTACAATATGGAATGGTTTAATGAACTTAACAAACAACGCTAATGCGTCGCCTGTTGATTATACAGAATATACAACTAACGATTCTGACACAGAAAGCGTTTATATAACATTTTAATTATGAATTTAAATTTAGTAAAATTATCACATTATAACATTCCTCATTTAGTTGAAAGACCAAATCAAGATTGGGTTTCTTTTGGTGAAGATAATCTATATCCTAATTATCTATTAGAATTATTTTTAGGTAGTGCTATTAATGGTGCATTAATTAAGTCAATCGGTGCTATGATTTATGGCGAAGGATTAGCTGCTACTAATGCAGATGAAAGCGAAGCAAATAAAGAAAGCTATTTACGACTAACAGAATTACTGCATAATTCAGGTGATGACGTACTAAAAGATTTAGCATTAGATTTAAAGCTATTTGGTGGTTGTTATGTTAACGTTATTTGGAGTAGAGATAGAAGCAAAATAGCAAAGATTTTACACGTTCCTGCACAATACATTAGAAGTGGTAAAATGGTAGATGGCGAAATAGACACTTATTATTATTCTGCTGATTGGTCTAAAGCT